TTTGCACAGAGGAAATGATGAGAAATTATCAGCGTAACAAAACATTGATTGATTTGGATTGTATTCCAAGTGACTTGAAGGTGACTATTTTGGAAGAGTACCAGAAGCCACCAAAAGGTGAAAGATCAAAACTACTAAATTATTTTATACAAAAGAGGTTGAGAAACCTTATGAATGACATTGGAGACTTTTAATATGGCAGTACAAACGTACACCCCTCTACTTTCTGAGGTTCTAAAGAAAGTTCATAACGCAAAAACCAAGGATAAGAAAATTGAAATCCTACAAGAAAATGACCATGATTCTTTACGCATGGTTATCAAATCCTCATTTGATCCAAACATTGAATGGCTAATCCCAGAAGGTGATGTACCGTTCAAAGAGAATGAAGCAGAAGAGGGTACAGAACATACAGTTTTGCGTAGGGAAGCAAAGAAACTGTATCATTATATAAAGGGTGGTGATGATACACTGCCGCAATTTAAGCGTGAGAATATGTTTATTCAACTGCTTGAAGGATTGCACAAGTCTGAAGCTCAATTGATAATTGATGCCAAAGATAAGAAACTGCACCAAGTGTACAAAGGACTTTCTAAGGAAGTTGTTAAGGAAGCATTTGGTTGGAATGATGAATTTGTAAAACAATAGTAGGAGATAACATGAGTTTTGAATTCGATTTTACTAAAGAACATCTACAAGAAATCATTTCTGCTGATGCAGATGATTGGTATGATGCATTGTGTGAGCTGCTACCCAAATATGGCATCACAACAGAACGTAGAGTTGCACACTTCCTAAGTCAGTGCGCCCACGAATCTGGTGGATTTAAACGACTAGAAGAGAACTTAAACTATTCTGCAAAGGCACTACGTTCAGTCTTTGGACGTTACTTTGGCGAACCCCCAAAAGCAGACGCAGATGAGTATGCTCGTAATCCAGAGATGATTGCCAATCGTGTATACAACGATGAGTATCGTAAGTATAAGATGGGTAACACTGAAGAAGGTGACGGTTGGCGTTTTCGTGGCCGTGGATTGAAGCAGTTGACAGGCCGAGACAACTACACTCGTTTCGGTAAGTCAGTTGATATGACAGCAGAAGAGGCGGCAGAGTATGTTGCAACTCCATCTGGTGCAATTGAATCTGCATGTTGGTTTTGGGATGCAAACAATCTAAACGACATTGCTGACACAGACGATGTTGTAAAGATGACGAAGAAGATCAACGGTGGCAACATTGGACTAGAAGATCGTCAGAAGCGTTACAAACATGCACTACAAGTGTTAGGTATGGACGCTGATGACTTAGGAACAGACGATGGTAACATTGAAGATATTATTGATGATATCGGTGTATTACGCAAAGGATGTAGGGGCGAAGGTGTTACACTTATGCAAGAAGCACTAGGTGTTGGTGCAGACGGTGACTTTGGCCCAGGCACTGAACGTGCATTAAAAGAGTGGCAGTCAGCAAACGGTTTGGTTGCAGACGGTGTTGCAGGCCCTGCTACTTTTGCAAAACTTTTTGATTAAAAGTTATTGACTTTGTAATACCTTGGTGGTATTATAAAAGAATGGTGGGGGCAATATGACCTCTCTCTCAACTCTCTCTCTCAAAGGTGTTAGTTGTCCTCACCATACTTAAGCGGGTGTCGTATAATGGTATTACTTTAGATTTCCAATCTAATAACAGGGGTTCGATTCCCTTCATCCGCTCCATTTTTTTCATAAGCCCTTGATTCTTCAAGGGTTTTTTTTGTAAAAATCTCTTGACTTTTGTTGTGAAAACATCTATACTATAAGTATAGTTGATTCGGAGGTTCTATGAACTACATTGAAGTGATTGGTGGCAGTAAGTTCCAGCGTGACATTGCTGAAAAAACAGTCATGCGTATGATAAAAGAACTGATGCCTCGTATACGAACTTTTGAGATTGAAGTTCAAATCAAGAAACTTAAAGGTGACGTTGCTGGTTGGTGTATGATGGAAGATACAAACCGTCAGTTTACACTAGAGATCAGTAACCAACTTACCTTGCGTGATTTCATTACCACTGTGTGCCACGAGATGGTTCACGTTAAACAGTACGCTCGTAATGAGATGGACGGTGATGGTATCCGTTGGAAAAAGGGTAAAGTCAAAGAGGGTACTGATTACTATGACTTGCCTTGGGAAAAGGAAGCCTACCGTTTACAAGATAAACTTGCTATGATAATGTGGGATGAAGATATTTTGTAAAAGGTATTGACAATCTCTTGACAAGAGGTTATATTAGCTATGTTGGGAATCAAAAAGAGGAGAATATATTATGACACAAGTTGCAGTAATCCACACAGCATTTGAAGATTCACCACGCACAGTTGCGTTTGTAGAAGTTGGTGAACGAGTTGGTACAGAGGCTCTTGAGTACGCTTATCGTTGGACACAGAATATATTTGATAGTTGGTCATTGAAGATGCCAGAAGATGGTAATGATGATGTAACTGTCATGGGTGAGATTGTTGATGGAATGGGTATTCGCTCTACTTCAGTTGGTGATCAGATTTTAATGGGAACCAAGAAGTATAAAGTTGCGTTTGCTGGTTTTGAGGAGATTGTATAATGGACTTGAACACAACACTTATAAAATTGACTGCAATGTATTACGAAGCTGAGAGGGCTGGTTTAACAGAGGTTGCAAGTGTTCTTAGTGTTGCAGAAGATGTAGTGCTTGGTGAAATTAAATATCGTGAATATAATGGAGTAGAAAAAAATGGGCGCAGTTAAAGATATGATGATGGACGTTGAAGAGTTTGTTTATAACTTTTACGATAGTGATGGCCAGATGACTGAAACTATTCCTGTAATTGTTGCGAAAGCAAAACAACGGTTTGGTGTTTCGTTTGGTGAATACGCAGAAGAAGTTTTGCGTGGCCCTGAGTACGATATGCGTCAAGCAGAGATGGAATATCGTGCAGAACTTTCATTAACAGAAGATCGGATTCCGTTTTGATTAGAGAACTATTAACATCGGCATTGGTATTGATGCCAGTTGCAAATGCAGATGAACTCACAAAAGGTGAGCGTGATGCATTCTTTCAACAAGAAGCATACTGTCTTGCACAGAATGTATACTTTGAAGCACGAAATCAGCCTGCCGCTGGACAGATGGCGGTTATGTCTGTAACTATCAATCGTGTGAATGATGAACGGTTTCCTAACACAGTGTGTGGTGTAGTCTATGAAGGCCCATCACGACCTAGTTGGAAGGGAACTGGTGAGATGATACCAATTCGTCATAAGTGCCAGTTCAGTTGGTACTGTGATGGTAAGAGTGATGAGATTAAAAATAAAGATGCATTTGAAGAGATTTTACTCTTGAGTGAATTGGTTATTAGTGGTACAATGAGTATTATGGATATCACTGAAGGTGCAACGCACTATCACGCTGATTATGTTCGGCCTGCATGGGCAGAAACAAAGACAAAAACAATTGAGATTGAAGATCATATCTTCTATAGGTGGGACTGATGAATATATTCTATCTGAGTAACAACATTGATGAATGTGTAAAAATGCACAATGATAGCCATGTTCGTAAGATGGTTATCGAATACCCTCAGTTAATGTCCACTGCACATCGTATCTTAGACGGTACAATGTACTATGGACGCACAAAGAACAATCGTAAAATCAAACGGTGGCGAATGGATGATCCTGTTATGGAAGCAGGCCTGATGAAGGCTTCCCATATTAACCACCCATCGAATCTGTGGGTTCGTTCTAGTAACAACAACTACACTTGGTTGTTTGAGATGTGGCAAGGGTTACTTGGAGAATATGAATATCGTTATGGTAAGGAACATGCATGTAAAGGTTATACAGAACTTCTACGTCCACTTCCTAAAAACATTCCAGTAGGATACAAGACGCAGCCAACACCAGCAATGCCTGATGATGTGAAGAACTCTTGTTCAGTTACGGCATATCGTGATTACTATATAAAGTATAAGCAACACCTAGCAACATGGAAGAACCGTAATATTCCAGAATGGTATGTAACAGCATGATGAATATGGAACCAGTAAGATATTATGAATGGATGTTGTGGAAAAATCGACAAGAGGACGCCAAGATGAATGAGAAGGGTTTTGACGAATACGGAAACTATGGTGAAAACAATGGCCCAGTGGGCGATTGGACAACACGAAAAAGTATAGATGATGCGACTCCAGAAGAATGGGATGCAGTAAACAGAAAAAATAGTGGGTTAAGTTTAGACCCCTCTGGTAATGAGTTGTATCGTAGAGAGTTACTAGCAACATCTGGTAGACTTGATGCTATGCAAAATGACATGGCACAACTAACTAAAGATTATTACAAACTCATAAATAGAATAAAAGAATTATCTGAAGAGAACAATAAACTCAAAAGACAAATAAGTGAATTGAGACATATACTGGACTGACTATGCCAAACTATACATTTGAAGATACCAATACTGGTGACGTTTATGAAATGACAATGCGAATATCTGAAAGAGATGAATTCGTAAAAGACAACCCCCACATGAGACAACTCATTACTGGAGCTCCATCTATTGTTGGTGGAGTCGGTGGTATGGGTCGAATGAAAAATGATGGTGGGTGGCAAGAGAATATGTCTAGGATTGCAGAGGCACATCCTGGCTCACCCTTTGCTGATAGATATGGAAAGGCCTCAACCAAAGAGATTAAAACCAGAGAGGTTTTGAAAAAACATAAGGTGATTAAGTAAATGGCAAAAGCAAAAGATATTAGAATTGACAATCTAGTTACAGTTACTCCTGCTACTGACAACCAGAGAAAGGCATTCCAAGATTACAAGAATGGAAAGAACCTTTTTCTTTACGGTGCGGCTGGAACAGGTAAAACATTCATTACTCTATATCTTGCTTTGCAAGAGGCACTAAAGAACGAAACAAAATACGATACTGTTTATATTGTTCGTAGTGCAGTTCCAACTCGTGAGATTGGTTTCTTGCCAGGCGATGAAGAGGATAAGACAGCACTGTTCCAAGTTCCTTATCAGAACATGGTGAAGTTCATGTTTGAACAACCTAACGAGCAGGCGTTTAACATTCTATACGACAGACTGAAGAATCAAGGTTCGTTGATGTTCCTTACAACTTCATTCTTGCGTGGTATTACACTTGATAATGCAATCATTATTGTGGATGAGGCTCAGAACCTTAACTTCCATGAATTGGATACAATTATCACTCGTGTGGGACAGGATTCAAAAATCATGTTCTGTGGCGACTTCTTCCAAACTGATTTGCAGAAATCATCAGAGAAGTCTGGACTACAACACTTTATGAAAATTCTTAGAGGTATGCCCTCCTTCTCTACAATTGAATTTAACCTTGGCGACATTGTTCGTTCTGGTATGGTGAAAGAATACCTTATCAGTAAAATTAAAACAGGACAGGAAGATAGCAATGGCTAAAAAGAAACAAAGAGCCCATCAAGTATCAAAGGGACAAAGAGACAGTGTTGCTCGTTCTACAGTAAAAGCAATTCGTAGAGATTATATGCAGAGTGGTGCGAGATCAGATAATCAACTTGCTGCATTTCTAAAGGGCAAGAATGTTATGTTGACTATTGAAAACCCAAATAAGAACGAAACGAATAAAAGAATGATTCGTGTTCCAGCTCGTGAAGTGTGGAGAATGCATGGTAGAGCAAAATAACTCTTGACAATACCTTGTAAATTGAATATACTATGCTAAATATGTGAGGAAAAGATTATGTTTGAACACAAACCAGTAAATATCCCAGAAGTAAAAACCAAGAATGTAAACCGTAAGCGTTTCTATGTCACGCCAGATGGTCTCTATCCATCTATCACAACAGTTCTGAATGTTCGTAAACGTGAAGGACTTGCAGAGTGGCGTAAACGTGTCGGTGAAGATGTTGCAAACTACATTGCACGAACAGCCGCAACTCGTGGTACGAAAGTTCACCAAATGTGTGAGGACTTTCTGAACAACAATGAGGTGGTTCAAGACAATCGTGAGTTTCTACCTTGGTGTTTGTTCTCACAACTAAAACCAGTACTTGAAAGAAACATAAATAATATTTTCGCACAAGAGTGTGGATTGTGGAGCGACAAGTACAAGGTTGCTGGTAGAGTTGACTGTATTGCAGAATACAATGGCATCCCATCTATTATTGACTTTAAGACTTCTCGTTCAGAACGGAATGATGAGTATAACGAGTCATACTATATTCAGGCCTCTGCATATGCAGAGATGTTTGAAGAACGAACAGGAATTGAGATTAACCAAATCGTTATTCTTGTTGTAACAGAAGATGGACAAGTTCAAGAGTTTATTAAAGAGAAGCATGAATATCTGCCTCTACTTGTTGAGACTATAGAACAGTTTGTCTCCGAATGGGAGAAAGAAGATGCTACGCAAACTGATACTGTCTCTGAGTCTGCTGGTGCCACTTAATATTGCAACTGCACAAGAGACCCCACAAGTCCCAAATTTTGGGCCCAATGACATAGTACCAACTGGAACAATGATTCTCAATTTGAGTTGTTACAATTTTTTTGAGCTCAAAGGAAAGATGGAAAAGGAACATGAAGAAATTCCATTTCTATCTTCAGAGGGAATGTCTGTTACTATGAATATGATAATAAAACAGTTTCAGATGGCACCACATAAGATGTACATATTTGCAAGTCCAAAGACATACACCTATACCCTTGTGTATAGAATGAATGATGAGATTGGTTGTATTGTTTCAAGTGGTGGCAACCTTGGCCCTGTAATACAAGAAACTCCACTTTAGTTATTGACAATAGAATGTTAGTGTGGTATAAATAAAATACAGTTTGTTGATACAAACCGAATACTAGACAGGACGCCGGGGCAGTACCGGCCGCCTCCACCAAATATACTCTGTAGAGTATAAAATGAAATTATACTTTCTAGAGTATATTTGATGGG